AGAAAGGGAACTCAATGAAATACACAGTACAAGTTACTGTTGAATTTGAAGGCGAGTTAGAGGTTGATGCGGTCGATTCAGACCAAGCACGATCACTCGCAGAATCAGCAGTACAAGAATTATTAGAAGCTGAAGGAACAGTGTTTGAACCTTACCGCCGACCAACCGAAATAATCGGAATGGGGCCCGGTATAGAAAAACACTACGTTATCAGCCTAACAGCTATAGACGGAAGAATAGATCAATAATGGAATACACTTATTTACAACTAAAGCAGGTTGTCGAGGAGGCACCTGAATTTAGAGAAAAAACGGCTAGGGCTTTCATTAACTGGAAGATAACTAATAAACACGAAGCCGCTCTCTGGATAGTAGGAATGACCCACGCAGGAGTTGATTTCCACTGGGATGAAAACCCATCAACGATAATAGATGGCAACGGCGAAAAACTATTCAGCGTAGTTGAAGCCGCTAAGGTTAGGCGACAACAACAAGCATGGTTTCAATACGGTGGTTGGGGATTATACGAAGATAAGGTCTACGGTAAAGCCCTTTGTACAGCAAGCGGTTTAACATATTGGGGTGACGAGGAGTTCTAAAAAAAAAGCCTCTCCTTACCGGGAGAGGTTTTTTTATGCCCAAAAACACTTGTAAACCCACCATAGATAGATTACATTCGTTATGTGGCGTTTTTAAGTGGGAATAAGAAAACAGATTCTGTTGAACTTGTAGACCCTAAAACATTAAACATTCACCCTAATAACCCACGTTTAGGGGATGTAGGGGCTATCGCAACATCAATAGAACAAAATGGGTGGTACGGAACGATTGTTGCCCAGAAAAGTACTAGCAACGTTTTAGCTGGCAACCATCGATTACAAGCCGCTATTCATTTAAGCATGGATGAAGTCCCGGTCTATTGGGTAGATGTAAACGATGACGAAGCCCAAAAAATAGTTTTAGCTGATAACAGGACAAGTGACTTAGCATCATACGATGAGCAAATCCTCTCGACATTGCTAAGTGAAATAGCGGCAAACGAAGATTTAATAGGAACAGGTTATGACGGAGATGACGTAGATGCCCTAATAGCAGACCTAGTAGACCCCACCAGCTTCAACCCCACCGACTTTGATGAAGAACCACGGCTAGACGAATACACAGAAATACAATGCCCAGAATGTGGGCATACGTTCCAAAAGAAATAATGGGAAACAACTTCAGCGATGTTACCGTCACAGGTTGCAGTCTAGAAGCCGCAACGTACGCTGTCGAGAACTGGCATTATTCTGAAGGGTTACCCTCCGGGAAGTTAATAAAAATTGGGATATGGGAAGGGCAACCCCAAGAGTTCATAGGATGCATTATTTTCAGCAGAGGAGCAAGCCCTTGGCTAGGGACACCGTATGACCTTCAACAAAACCAGTTATGCGAATTAACACGAATAGCGATGCGCCACGATCACAAAGTACCAGTCACCTATGTAGTAGCGAAAGCATTAAAGATGCTGAAAGAAAAAAATAGAAACATACAACTTGTTTTCTCATTCGCTGATCCAGATCAAGGACACCACGGCGGAGTTTATCAAGCAGGCAACTGGATATATGCAGGCGTTACCGGGACTAGCCCAATGTATTACATAAACGGAAAATGGACACACAACCGAACCGTTGCATCAAAAATGAAAAACGGAAGCCTACGCCCAGACTTTTATCAATGGGCAAAAGAAACAAATAGGACAAGGATGCCACCACCTAAGCACCGATACCTATACCCTTTTAATAGGAAGTTACGAAAAAAGATATTAGAAGAACAATACGACCCAAACAAACCACATGCGGTGGAAGTATCAACGAGCGATACGTCGTCAATCCTTGACGAAGGGGCAGGTGCGATTCCTGCACACCGCTCTACCATTGCGACAGATAACTCTGTCCACTAGGCTCTGTACATGCCTAAAGTACAAACAAATCGAACACCTGAAGTACTCGCTAAATACGAGGAAGTAATACGGCTACGATCATTAGGTTTAAGTTTTCAAGCAATAGCGGACAGATTAGGTTACGCAGGGAGATCAGGTGCAAGGGAAGCCTATAGCCAAGCAGTTACTTTATGGGGTGGCGAAGCTGTCGAGGAACTGCGATTAGTTGAAAACGAACGTTTAGATTATTTACTGCGAACGGTAGTAGCGCAAATAGAACAAGCGGTAAGGGAAACAGAAACATCTCCCGGAGAAATAAGCCAGTTAGTTAATACGGCTGTAAACATTTCAAAACGCAGAGCCGCGTTAAACGGATTAGACCCAGCACGCAAACATGAAATATCAGGAATAGATGGGGAAGCGATACAAACAGATGTAGGCGAAATGTTAAGGGCCCGGTTATCTACGTTAGAAGCAAACACCTTTAATCCTGAGATAGAAAATGCCAGCAAATAGCAATTCGACTAAAATCGATAAACTAGTCGAAACTGAACAAAAATCAATTATCCAGCGGTTAATGCAACTAGAACCTAATTGGTATGAATCACTAAGCGATGAAGAAAAAATACAGGCTATGTGGGATTGGACACTATGGGCTAGACCGAAACAATTACCTCCTCCCGGTAACTGGCGCATTTGGCTCATACTCGCTGGGCGTGGATTCGGCAAGACGAGAAGCGGAGCAGAATGGGTACGACAACAAGTCGAGAACGGAAATGCTGGCAGAATCGCTTTAGTTGGCGCTACTGCCGCTGATGTTAGGGACACAATGGTAGAAGGTGAATCGGGCCTGTTGCGCATCTTCCCGGAGAAAGACCGCCCACGCTATGAACCATCTAAACGGCGTGTAACGTTTACTAACGGCGCCATTGCAACAGCGTTCTCCGCAGACGAGCCTGATAGGTTGCGTGGTCCTAACCACGATTTAGCGTGGTGTGACGAAATAGCCGCTTGGCGCTATCCCGATGCTTGGGATCAATTAGTTTTTGGTTTGCGTATCGGTGACAACCCACGTTTAGTAGCTACAACTACACCACGCCCAACAAAATTAATTAAGTCATTAGTAGACCGGGAGGACTGTTTTGTTACTACAGGTAGCACTTATGAAAACACCGCTAACCTAGCACCTACGTTCATTAAGGAAGTTCTATCCCGGTATGAGGGGACAAGGTTAGGTCGGCAAGAGTTACATGCTGAAATTCTTGACGATGTTGATGGTGCATTATGGAATCGACAACTAATTGAAAACTGTAGGGTGAATAATTACCCTGAATTATCACGCATAGTCGTAGGAATAGACCCAGCAGTTAGTAGCGGAGAAAGTTCAGCCGAAACAGGCATAGTAGCTGTCGGTGCTGACGCTAACGGCAACGCATATGTTTTAGATGACAAATCCATTAAAGGCTCCCCGGTTGAATGGGCAAACGCCGCTATCGCTTTATACCATCGTTCATCTGCTGACCGAATCGTAGTAGAAGCAAACCAAGGTGGCGACATGGTTAGGCATACGCTACAAACAGTTGAATCGAACATACCTATTAAAACCGTTCATGCAAGTAGGGGCAAAAGAACCAGAGCTGAACCTGTAGCCGCATTATATGAACAAAATAAAGTTAAACATGTCGGTAGTTTTCCACAGCTTGAAGATCAAATGTGTTCGTGGACAACTGATAGCCAATCACCCGACAGACTAGATGCTTTGGTATGGGCAGTGACGGAGCTACTTGTAGGTGCTAAACTACCACCAGCGGTAATTCCGTTTGGTTCTACACAAGTTAGCCCTTGGGAGATTAAATGAGTGATGTCATAAAAGAACGCCCAACATCAACAGATTTCATGGAGATCGGTTCTTCCGGGCTGGTGCAATACGGCGGAAGGGTAGAGGAAGATTTCCTACGCCAACTACAGGGCAAACGTGGCTATGCGATTTACCGGGAGATGTCTGAAAACCACCCAGTGATAGGTGGCATACTTTCAGCGATTGAAATGCTTTTTAGGTCTGTCGATTGGAATGTAATGCCATCAGATTCAGATGACCAAAGGTCAGTAGAAGAAGCTGAGTTTGTTTCGCAATGCTTAAACGACATGTCTATCTCATGGCAAGATACGGTTAATAATATTTTATCTATGCTAACGTATGGCTTTTCATATCATGAAATTGTTTACAAGCGCAGATCAGGGCATCAAGATGACGGAACCTCATCAGCATATAACGATGGGCGTATCGGCTGGCGCAAACTACCTATGCGATCACAGGACACAGTCTATGAATGGAAATTCGACAAAACTGGTGGCATAGAAGGTTTAACGCAAATGAACCCGATAGCTGGTACCGGGCCTGTCTTTATTCCTATTGAAAAAGCATTGCTATTTAGAACCTCAACTAAGTTAAATAATCCAAGGGGCAGGTCAATTCTTCGTTCTGCTTATACTTCTTACTATTACCAAAAACGCATACAGACTATTGAAGCGATAGGTGTAGAACGTGACCTTGCAGGATTACCTGTAGCGTTCGTACCTCCGCAACTGCTTTCAGATAATGCGACATCTCAGGAATCAGCCGCACCTGATGAAATAAAACGCATCGTGCGGAACATTCGCAGGGATGAGCAGGAAGGGTTGGTGTTCCCTCTTGCATACGACCCAGAAACGAAGCAGAAAGCCTACGACATTCAGCTACTGACGAGTGGCGGTCGTAGGCAATTTGATACTAATCAGATCGTAGCACGCTACGATGCTCGTATCGCAATGAGCGTCTTAGCCGACTTTATCTTACTTGGTCACGAAAAAGTAGGAACTCAAGCCCTATCTGTTTCTAAAATTGAACTCTTTTTAGATTCAATAGAAGCGTGGCTATCAGGAATAGCTGATGTTTTTAATAACTATGCCATTCCCCGGTTAATGAAATTAAACGGAGTAGAAGAACAACTATCACCTACATTGCATTACAGCGCACCTAGAGATCCAGATATAGGAATACTAGGCGACTATGTTTCTAAACTAACAGCTTCAGGTGCTATGCTACCTGACGATGATCTTTCCGATTACCTTAGAGACTTAGCAGGATTACCTACAGATGAAGCTGAAGCAGTCTAATAATGCGGTAACGGTCAAATTAGTTCAAAAGAAGCGTGGCGATAACCACGAACCTAAATTTAGACCAGTTGAAAGCGATGAGTTAGATAAGACTGAACGGCGCATATATAAAGCAACGTTAGATGCTATAGAAGCAATCCCGGTGGACACATACCGCCGACTAATACGAAACCTAATGGATTTTGAAACCGTACAAGACGACCTAATCGGATTGCTACAACCTGAAACAGAAGCAATCGCAAAAGCAATTTTCGAGGGGTATGTGATAGGCGCAAGAGATATGGCGTTTCGCCTCCGAGAGGCTGTTAATGCTGAACTGAAACGGCTACAGTCTGATCTGCGTTTAGTGGGAGCAAACGAAATAAGTAAAGTAACTATTAGGGGAATGTATGAACCAGAAGTATGGACATCTCCAGAAATACCGCCCTTGTCTCTATTCGATCAGCAACCTGACGACATGGCTGGAAAAGTATATGCCCGGTTTAGAGCATCTGAAATAATTAGTAGCGTCACAGATGATGTGCAAGCAAACATTGGCGTAATAATCGAAGAAGCGTTCACAGCGCAACAAACTTTCGCCACCGGGAGAACCGTTACAGGACTTACTCCAGAACAAACAGCAAAACGTATCTACGGATTATTACAAAACATCGGTCCTGTATCTCCCGGAGACTACGCAGAATTTGTCGCACCGTACACTAATGGGTTATTCCCAAAATGGGCTAAAGCTGTCGAGAACAGCATGAACCAATATGCAAACTCATTAAAAGATAAAGGTGTAGGAGATGAAACAGCTTTAGATAGAACTAAAAAACATGGCGAACGGTATGGAAACAAACTACGCAGATCAAGAGCCAGAATGATAGCTAGGACTGAAATAGCATTCGCACAGAACAGAGGAATGTTGGATACTTTAATAAAAGCGAATAGCGATGGAGTATTAGGGGCTACAGCACAAAAGCAATGGCTTACCGGGCCCACTGACGTTTGCGATGTATGTGTACCGATGGGAGGCAAAAAGGTTGGCGTTAGAGAAAACTTTAACTGGCGAGGCGGTAGCGGTCCTAATCCTCCAGCGCACCCTAACTGTAGATGTTTCATCCTCCCGGTACCGAAACTTAGCCAACCGCCTAACTATATGGGTACAGGCACGGATGCGGACCCTTTCCGATTCATGTTTGATTCGGGTTTTTCTATAAACGTTTAGGCATCTGCTTTCCGACAAATACAGCTACTTTTTTGATAAAACACCTGTTTTTCGACAAAGGCACATTAAGGCACCTGCTTTCTCATTAAGGCACCTGCCTTATCGGTTAGGCACCTGTAATACCGGGAAGGCATCTGCAATACCGGGAAGGCACAAAAAAGCACCGCAATATCCCGCAATACAGCTGTATTTACTAAAAAGCAGGTGCATAATAGGGAAAGCACCTGACAAACTTTTCGAGAAGTGCTAACCTAAAAACGTCATAGTCTTACTAGTTAAGCAAGTGTCCCAGTGACCAGACTTCGTGTTTCGGTCACGCCTACACGGAGTTATCAAAATGCCAAAATATATCGTCACTGGTGGAGAAACAGGAGAAGCAAACGTAGAAGTAAATGGAAAAACCTATGCTCCCGGAGATGCAATAGAACTAAAACCTAATGACTGGTTAATAAAATCAGGATACGTCAAGGCTGTGAAACCAGCCAAGGGAGATAAGTAATGCCATCATTTATACATGGAAAATCAACAGCCGTTTATATTGATGAGTTTGACCTAACGTCATATTTTAATGACGCAAGCATTTCGCAAGAAAACGAAGTTGCTGAAACAACGGCTTTCGGCGATACCAACAAAACATATATCACCGGGATTAGGGCAGGCACAATATCGTTAAGCGGTATGTGGGCATCAGATACTGATGGCTCAGATGAGGAACTTGTTGCGTTGTTAGGCAATGCGACATCCCCGGTATTAACGCTGAGGCAAGGAGCCGCCGCTATCGGTGGCGGAGCTGTAGTAGCGCAAGCAAACGAAACTAATTACGCAATTACAAGCCCTGTCGCAGACGTTTCAACCGTTACAGCGGATTTTGAA